CTACGCAAGGAAATATTTTTCAACTTTAAAATCCTTAGCGTCTGCGTCGTTGATAAAGTCCCTTGCTATACTGAAATAGAATTCGGGATCTTCGCCCTTCCCCACGCTCTCCGCCGTCTTGTAGTAGTCGTTGTAAGCCATGTTCATGCAGAGGTAGTACTTGCATACGTCGTTGTTGATGCCTTTCGCGGCAAGGAATGCTTTGACGGTATCATAATCCCACTTCTGGCCGTAAGGACGCATGGAGCGTACCTTGTCCCGCGCTTCTTCCGGGGTTATGGCGTAAGCTATGGCCTCGAGCTGGTGTATGGTTTCGTGGTACAGGTCGGGCATGCGGTCTTTAATTATGCCCATAGCGTCCGCGAGTATTTCCTCTACCTCGTCCATATCGCCGGTCTTTTTGGAGATAAGACATATTACATCTTTAAACTGGCACATAGGCTTACTCCGTTGCGGTTGTTCCGCCATCCAGACCGCTCAGGTTATTTGAGGGAGCACAAGCGGGTTTACCGAGCAGCTTAAAAGCGCCGCCAGTTGCGGTAGTCGCCACGATAGTGGCATATTTGGTGCGGGTGCGTATGGCGCAAGCTGTGACCTGGGCGCAGCAACTATCTATCAGCGGATACTGTTCCGTGCCGGCGCCTATGGTGACAAACACGGGCGCGGTTATAGTGGTAGCCGCCGGGATAGACTGAGCTACCACGATGCAGTATTTCTGGTTGTCGTTATAGTTGCCTGCCGGGAGGTTGATTATCAGCCCGGTTCCCGCCGTGAAGGTAACTGCCTGGGAGATTATAAGGTTGGGGCAGAGTTTGCATACATTTTTACAAGCCATTTTTTATGCTCCTTTCAAAAATCAAGGGGCAGCATACGCCGCCCCGATATATCACGGCATAGCCGGAATTAGCAGCAGCAGCCGCAATTATTACCACAGAAGGGGGAGTTCCCCGCGTTGTAGGTGTAACCGTTGGGATAGCGGACTACTCCGTACATGCGGTTATCCATCTCAAGGCTGGACACTTTGTCCCTGAGAGCCTGCATTTCGTTCGCCTGTATCAGGGAGCGGGTGGCCTCGGCCTCGGCGTGGATAGCGGTGGTTATGTCGCAGGTGTTCTGGTTCATCTGCGCTGAGAGGTTGGCTATACCGAGCCTCTGTTCGCAGCAGCAGTTTGCGAGCTGGCTGGACAGGTTCCGGCCTTCGGTGGTGATTGCGTTGTTCAGCGCGAAGGTGGAATCACATATACCATTGCCGATGTTAGTCAGGCGGTCATTGATCTGGCCGAAGTGCTGACCGAAGAGAATTTCCTGCTGGGACGCAGCGGTGGCATACTGTCCAAATTCGCCCTGGCGGTTCCAGCCGCCAAAGCCGCCGCCCATCATAGCAAAAAGTATGATAAGGGCGAATATCCAGAAGCCTCCGTTGAAGCCGTCAGTCTTGCCATCAGTTACCGCGGCTATATCCGCGAGAGAGGGCATATTATCCATAGTTCTAAAGTTCCTTTCGATTTATATTCCAATCCCGTGCGCGCTTCGGGTAATGGTCTATCTTAATTCGGAAAGAATATCCTCGGGGTCTATCCCGTATTGCTTGCAGGCCGCATAAAACATCTGTTTAGGGTCGCCGTTGCCTATCATCTGCTTTATCTTCTGCATTTGTCCGGGAACGGACATCATCTGTTTAGCCTGCGCTATCATTTGTGGGTTGAGCTTCCTCGGACTTCCTCCGCTTAGCATTTGTAGTATCGGGTTTGGCATTTATCATTTCCTCCAATCTGGCTATTCTCTGTTCAAGGCCGTTCACATCGACAGGCGGAGCGGGTTTATACGGGGTTATGCTGTAAGGCGAGAGAGAGGGGAACCCCGCCCCGTCCGTTGTTTTAAGCCACACTATGGGGGCCGTTTCGTCCAACAGAAGAACGGAGCTATTAGGGGGCATTTGATACGCCTTTGCGCCGCCCTCGCCGTTCACTTTGACTACTTCGGTTCGCTGATATTGGTTTTGCTGGTTAAAATAAGGTTGGTATGGATACACTGTTTCACGCTCCCTTCTACCTGAATTTTGGCATAAAAAAAGAGCCGACAGGATTGCTCCCATCGGCTATTTATCGGCTATTTACAGTGCGTTTTCAGTTGTTTTTCGGCGGCCTTACACCGCCTGCGTATCTGGTCATATTCAAGGGGTATTTCAAATTTAAGCTGGTACTCGCCCGTCAAAGCATCGTATGGCACCCCGTCTAAAAGGCGGCGGGTTATCAGCCAGCGGTCTTTTTCGTTATGTATCCATTCGTGTATGAGCGCTTCCCACTCTGACCGGGGGCGGGAATTGAGCAGGGTCTTGTCCATATAATAAGAGGCCGCTTCTCCAAAAGCCTACACCTCCTTTATACAAGATTTGCCCCCGACGTTTGCCGGGGGCGTTTGAAAGGGAATTAAAAATCGTCCTCTTGGACGGGCTGCTGTTTGTTGTAGTTTGCTGAGGATATGCCCAGCACCGCGCCCAGGAACGTGTCAACGGCGGTGATAGTGCCGACGATCTCTTCGGGATAGGGGAGGTTCCAGATACCCGCGAGGGCGAAGTAGAGTGTGCCTATGGCGGGGAGCCAGATCAGGGCGATTGCCTTGAGAATGTCGTATACCTTGTTCGAGAGTTTCATTTTCTTTTCCTCCTTTAGTTGTTGTGTGCTTCAAGCATGTCCAGCCGGTGGCGGGCGCTTTTCTGCGCCTCCTCCACACGGGCCACGCGGCGGTCTATGTCCTCGATTTTTGTAGCCTGCGCCCGCATATCGAGTTTGATATCGTCCACGCCGCGCTTGATGTAGTCCACGTCCGATTTAAGCGCGGTATCAATGGCGGTGTCGTGTGTAGCCGCATCAACCGCGTCCTTCCTCGCGGTCTTTATGTGGGCCAGCCAGCCCAGCAAAATGCCGCTCAGTCCCGTTACGATTGCCCATATCCATTCTTTGGTCATGGGTGCTCCTCCTTATTTTTTTAATGTGCCTACATAGATTTTGCCGTCCACGGATACGGTAGCCTGCAATATATCCGGCAGTTCGGCGGCGGTGTAGTCCTGCGCAAACCTCCGTATGGCCGCAATGGTGTTCTTACCGGCTATGCCGTCAGGGTCGCCGGCGTTGTAGCCCAGGGCGTTAAGGGCGGTCTGCAACAGTTTGATGTCATTGCCCCGCATCATGGGGCTGGTCAGCTCGATTATCCGGGGCGCGGCGGGTACTGCCTGTTCCGGCTCATCGTCTTTCGCGTCACCAGAGATTATGTCCCAGCGCCCGTACTCGTTCCAGTAGGCGGGGCCGGAAGCGTTTATCCCCCGGAGCACAACGCCATCGTCTCTGCCCTTGCTCTCTATGACCTTATCATTGCCCACGTATACGCCTACATGGTAGATGTATTTGTACGTCCCGCCGCCGTCCTTATTCTTGTCCCGATACCTAAATACCAGGTCGCCGGGCTGAAGCTCGTCCCGATGTATGCGTTTGCTCTTGGCGTACATGGTACGGGAGTTTACGCGCCCGGAAAGCCCCTTGGCCATGAGAAAGCCGCATATAAGGCCGGAGCAGTCAAAGGCATACAGCGGGCTTTTCGTCGCCTTTTGCATATACTGTATGGCCCGCTCCGCGTTGGTGCTCGACGTCTCCTTGTTACGTATCCATTTTTCGGGGTCGCTCATGCCGGTAAGGCACTGCCCCCTCGCGCCCCATACGTATGCGTCCCCGATGTGCTCACCGAGATAGGATAAAAACTGTTGTACCAGTGTCATTTGCGTTTACCCGCCACAAAGAGGCCGAAGCCTATCAGGGATAGGGAGACGGCGTAGGCTATGATAGACACATCGCCGGTCTTGGGTATCACCACGGGATTTTTCGCAATGGGCTGTTCGGCGGGCTGTGCGGCGTTAAAATAGTAGGTTTTGCTTACAGTCCTGTTTTTCTGCATGGCGTTGTAGAGTTCTTCGGCGGTGGTGGCGTTTTCGTATGCCATGTCCTTGACGGTTATACGGAGGGCGGCGGGCTGGTCGGTAACTATGCCACTCAGGTAATATGTTCCGGCCTCCAGTTTCAGGTCGTTTGCGTCCAGCTTTACGCCGTCCAGCTCTACAATAAGCTCCATGTCGGTCAGGTCGTAAAACCGGGGTATGCCCAGGTCAACCTTGAGCAAAAACAGCTCGTTGTTGACGTAGGTCTTGGATACCGCCTTGCCGGTCTGGTAGTCCAGCGCGGTTATATCCAGAGTTACGGGGTCTGCGGCGTAGGCTATGGTGCAGAGGCACAGCATGAGCATTACCGCGAGGATACAAGTGAGTTTCTTCATTTTGTTTTTTCCTTTCTATTTTAGATTTTCATGCAGCGGTTCTCGAATTTCTTATATGCATCGAGGTACACTTCGTTTTTGTCGCCGTTGTAGGTAATCTCGTAATACATACCATCGGGGAGTGTAGTGGATGCAAGTGCCTTCCAATTCTGGAGGGTCTTGCATTGCCAAACAACATAGGTATCAGTCATATTGATTGCTATGCCGTCCGTCTTGTCGAGGTGCTCGTTTACATAATCCCTCACGATTTCACGAGCCTTGAGTGTGTAGTCCATTTTGTTTTTTTCCTTTCTTTGTTTTTGTTTTTTAATTATGAAAAAAGAGCCGTGCGGCTTCTTTTTCTTTGTTTTAGCCCGTATGCCCGTAGTTTATAGTTGCGTTTGTCGCGCCCCACGGCGCATTTGCTACCGCGCCCTCTGCCCACGGTACGTTGACGGTGGTTAGGTTGTCGCAAGCGACAAATGCGGTGTCCGCTATGCTTTCTGGCGTACCTTCGAAAGTCAGTGAAACCAAGCTGGTGCAACGTGCAAACGCATCAATGCCAATATTAGTAATTCCGCTCGGTAAAGTCAGTGAAGTCAAGCTGGTGCAATCCGTAAACGCAAAATTACCAATCTTCGTGATTCCGCTCGGTAGGGTGGTTAAGGCCAAGCTCGAACAACCACTAAACGTAGACATGCCAATATCAGTAATTCCGCTCGGTAGGGCGGTTAAGGCCAAGCTCGAACAACCACTAAACGCATTATGGCCAATCTTCGTGATTCCGCTCGGCAGGGTTGTTAAAGCCAAGCTTGAGCAATCCGTAAATGCATAATCCCTTATAGTCTCATACCCATACATTTTTACATCAATAAGTTTTCCATCCGAGTTATAGATTTCTTCTATATAAGGTTTAGTTGCACCAGCCGGGAATCTTGATATAATGCCCATTAGCTCAGCCTCCTTATGATTATAGGCAGGTCAATTGTAGGCGCGGTTGTCGCTTTTAGCGTCACCGTTCCGTTGCCACTGCCCGTGGCTCGTATTTGCGCCGCCGTTGCGGCTGCGTACTGTTCATCCGTGGCGGTGTCGCTTAGCCCGATTTCCAGCTTTGAATCAGCCATAACGCCAGTAACGGACAGCGTTATAGTATTATTGCTCCACGCAGACGCGGAGGCCGTGACAACGGTATCTGTAGCGGGGGCGGCGTAGTCCGTGCCACCTTCGGCCTGTGTCACTTTGCCGCCCGCGCCTTTTAGCAGGCCGGTTATGTTGGTCGTGATGTCGGATAGGTCGCCACCACCCGTGGCCGTGCCGGTTATCTGTGCGCCGCTTGCGTCGTGGGCCGTGGCCCCGGTCAGGAGTGTGTCCGGGGTCACGGTGTCGCTCGTCAAGTCTATAAGGGTCGTGCCATCGTAAATCACCTTATTATTTGCCATGTGTCCCTCCCTACCCGATGGTGACGGTAGTACCCCCCGCCGCGTTTTCGGTCTCGGTGTAGGGTATGGCCTTTACCGTCACCTGGGATAAGCAGTTGTATCCTTCGTCAGGGCTTATGACCTGCTGGGAGCTGGTGGGGGTAGCTTCCTTGGCCTGCGGGGTCATGCCCTCGCTGCCGGACATGCTGCCCTCCACGCCGAGTATGGTGATGCCCTCGCGGATATTCTGGGCGATTATCTTCGCCTGTTCGGTCGCTGATATCTTTGCCTTGCCGCTGCCATCATGGAAGCCGGTGGGTATGGCTTTTTCTTCCGCTTTGGTGGTTATTTCCAGCGTTACCGCGCCCTTGTTGGGCATGGTACCAGACTTCTTTTCTCCTTGTCCATAATAGGTTTTGCCGGAGAGAACCTCCGCCACGGCTGCGGTAGCGTCCTGCGTGTTTGCGTCATAATCGTTCGTGCCGGTGATTTTCGTGCCAGTCTTGTCGTGGGCCGTAAGGCCGGTCGCCAGCTTGTCGGCGGATACGGTATCCCCAGTAAGGTCGATAAGTACGGTTTCGCCGTAGATCACTTTGTTGGTTGCCATTTTTATACCTCTTTCCCAATGATAAATGTTGTTCCGCCCGCGTCGTTGCTGACGCTGTACTGCGGTATTTCCTTCACTTGCACGTCCTGTTCGAGATATTTCCCTGCCGTTTTAAGCGTTTGTGCGCTTTCCACTTTCGGGGTGACGGTGATCTCCCCGTCATATGTGGGTAAGTCCTTCCACGCTGAGCCATTCGCCGTTCGAGTGAGTACCTGCCCCGGCGTTCCGCCCGCCGGCAATCCCCCGCCGCCGGAACCGCCGCCGCTCTGCGCCGCCTCGTTTATGGCCGCTACAAGGGTATTCTTGTCCGCGGTGGTCAACTCGTCCATGTCGCCGATTTTCGCAAGGAGTTGTTCGTATTGCGTCAGGGATATATCCGGCAGTTCGCCTTCCGTGGCCCCGAAGGGCAGCACGTCAAACTGCACCGGGCCAGCCGTTACGCGGCTGTCGCCCTTTATGCCGGAGAGCTTCAGCTCCCAGCGCCCCGCAGTAAGGTTCACGCCTTGCGCCGCGGTGATTTCGCCGTCCGTCAGTTCTGCGGTTATGGCTTTATTTCCGCAGACAAAATAGGCAGTGATAGCACGGCCCTTCCAGTCGGCGTCAAACGCAAATTTTGCAGTCAGATAGTTTATGCTGTCCGCCACCACAATGGGTGTACGCAGCATAAGCCTCTGCCCGCGTATAATGCCTGTAAGCATAGTCGCCCTCCTACAGTTTGTATTCTATGATGTATGTGCCGGATATTTTATTCACTTTTACCCGGTCGCCCGCTTTCAACGAGAGCGCGGCGTTGTATTTGTAGCCTTTCTGTGTAGCAGCGGTTTCACCGTCAAATTTGAGCGTGGCTTTGCCGCCGGACACCGCCACCACGGTGGCAAATTTCGCCGCTGATGGCCTGCGCTTTTTTTGCAAAAGCGCTTCCTGCTCCTGATATATCACACAAACACCACCTTTTTTGCCTGATGCTCCATGAGGGCGCCAGGGCGTATCTCTATTTTCCAGTCGGTTTCCTCGTATACGCCCACCAGCTCCCCGTTATACAGCGCAATAACATCTCCTACGCCATGGGCCGGGTTTACGGCCGTGTAAAATTTGATTTTTTGCGTTGCAAACATGGATTTCACAGCAAGATTATCCGCGTATTTTTGCAGCGCCGCTTGGCTTGCTATATTATCCAGTTCAACCGGCGTCGCCAATATGCGCCGCCCCCTGCGTACCGTGGACAAAGCGGAGATCATGCTGTCATTTATGCCCGTTGCGGTCATGGGGTTGTCATAGTCAGGGTTAGATACGTTGACGACGAAAACGTTGGGGGCCTCATATATGTCCATTTCCTCTGTGTATTCCGGGGCGATAATACTATATTCGTCGTCCCGATACTCCCGGTCTATGTTGGAGCTGGACGGGGCCTCGTACCTTTCAAGGCGGGCCACCCCATCAAAATCAAACCAAACATCCGAAAAGTTTATCTCGGACAGCAGCGCATTGATGATGGTCAGGCATTCTGTGCCTATTTCCCAATCCTCCCTGTCCGTGGCGAGGGTGTCGGTGCAGTCGTCCGCCTGTATGCGCGGTATCCCGGCCTCCCTGATAAGGCTCTGTATCGCGGTCATGTATGGCGTCCCCGCCGCAATATAATACCGGGTTTCGGTTTTGGTCTGTTTGAGCCTCAGCGCGCGGTCGTATGCCTCTATGGTGTCCTCATCCTTGCCGTATTTAGTGTGTTTTGTGGTCAGTGTGCCTATCATGTATACGCCGAGAGGATACTCTATGCCGTCCTTGATGTAATACGGTCTTATTTCATCGTTTAGATAATCCACATTGTCGTTATGCTCGAACACGCCGTACATGGAGGTCTTTATTTCGCCGTCGGCAGCCATGGTGACGGTGGGATAGTCATCCCCCACCGCCGTCAGATTGTGCTCTGTAACAGCCCCGTTGCGTATCACCTCAAAGCGGCTGGCTACTACGCTCATCGTATCAATCATGCTCAATCCTCTCATTGTTGTCCGTCTGCTGTACGCTGCACGAAAACGCCCTGAAAAACTGGTCTATGCTCAGCTCGAAGCCCATCAGCGGGCCGGTACACAGGCAGCCGTGCTGATCTCTGTATATCACGGTCTTGCCCAGCAGCCCCTCAAAAGCCGCTGCCTGCGCCGCATCGTTAAAAGCAGCGTTAAAACTGTATATTTTGGTTATTTGCTGTGCGGTCTCAGCCACGGGGTACCGCCGCCCGGCGTAAAACTGATACGCTACATCCTGATACGTCGACACGCCCAGCGGGCTATTCTGCGCGGTGGAATATTCCAGCCGCAACCATTGCATTTCGCCCAGCGCCGCTATCTCCGGCGCGTCTACCGAAAGCGTAACCGCGACCTCATTGGACATGGAGTAACTGTCTCCAGCAACGCCGCGCACCTTATATTTGTGCGTCCCTATGGCCATTTGGTCGGAGTATGTGTGTGCTGTGGTTTTTGCTATTGGTATGTCATCGCGGTAGATATAGTAAGTTTTGTGATCCGTTTCCGTCCACGCAAGGGTCGCTTTTTCGCCGCCCGCGACAAAAAGTGTTATTGGCGCGCCAGGGGTGTTGGCAACGGCAAATTGAGCCGTTCCCCAATCGCTCCAAAGGCCGTATTCGTTCTGTATCCGCACCGCGGCTATGTGCGCGCCATCAGCCAGATATTCTTTAACCTTATACTGCCCGTCAGTGCTGTAAGCGGTGCGGAGTACCGCATCGTCTACCTTCACCTGATAAGCAAGCTGCCCTTCGCCTGTCCACGTTATCACCGGCCTCGGGCTTGCCGTTGCGGATACCGTCGGTGTGGATGGTTTGCCCTGAGCCGTAAACGATACTTCCGTGCTCCATGCGGATACGGCATCATAAATATTAGTGCAGCGCACACGCCAGTATACGGTTCCCGCAGCTAAGGTGTTCGGCGGTATGTCGGCGTATGTGTTTGCCGTTTCTCCTGTTTGCAGCTCCGTCCATTCTGTATGTGACGCGTCTTTGTATTGCAGTTCGTATTTTTTCTGTGGGATGCTGTTTTCGCTCTTGTACGTCCACTCGAACCTTACGGTCTCCCAGCTTCCGGCGTATGTGTTTTTTGGTTTTGTCGCCGTTGCGGTTATTTTATCGTTCGGAAGCAGGCCCTTTATGCAGTAGCTGCCGTCGGGGTTTTGGTTATCTTCCAACTGTGTTGATTGAGGGATTACAAAAGCGGGGACAACGCCGATGGAGTAGGACGGGTCGCTGCTGAGGCTGTCGGAGCCGTCCGCGAGGATGCGCCGCACGCCGCCAGAGGAGCGCTGCGAGGAAAGCCACCAGCTGGCCGCCGAGCCGTTGTAGGTCTTAATCCTGCTGGCGTTGCTCGTGTATAACTGCAACGCTTTGCCCTCGGTGGTGCCGTTGTTTGTGCCGAAGCCCGCCATGGTATAGGTCAGGGCAAACATTTTGCGGGTTATGCTACCGCTGCCTTCGAGTGCGAAGGTGGCGCTCATCATTTTTTCGCGCAGCGTTTGCGGGAAACTGTTGAAAATCGTGGTTTTTATCAGGTTGTCCAGCGTCCCGTCCGGGTAGCTTTTAGAATCTCCAAACGGCGAATATTCGTATATTTTTTTATATACCAGCACCGTGCTGCCGGATATGAGGTTATTTTTATCAGCCACTTCGCATAGCCTGTTTTCTTCGGTGCCTACCGGGATGAGTATTGTTGCCCCCAGCGGCAAATCTGCCAATGTCGCCATAAATTATCCTCCGTACCCCATCCGCACGCTGCGGCGGTAGTTGTTCGCCATGTCGATGAGTTTTTGTATGTCGCTTATCTGCGACATGTTGACGCTGATATTAAAGGTGTCGCCGCCCACGCCGCGGCTCTCCTGATTGTTGAGCACCTGACTGCCCTGCGGCAGATTGACCAGCTCCGGGCCGTTCTCGCCTACCCATGTCAGGCCGCCGCGCCAGTTGTCGGTGCCCGCGGCGTTATGCGCCACGCTGCCCATCCAACGCCCGAAGCTGCTGTCTGTGCCGTTAAAGACGTTGGCTATGCTCTGTATATTCGAGGTGTCAAATCTCTTCTGCCCGAAGGAGAAAAGATAATCCAGCGTGTCTGTAAGCGCTCCCACAGCGTTTACGACCACCTTCAACGCGTCCGCGAACAGGGCCAGTACGCCGCCAATCGCCTGGAATGCCGGCTTTAGCAGGTTGAGTATATCCAGCACCGGCTCTAACGCCTGTAACAGGTTGCCCGCCAGTTCGATGATTGTGCCGAAAAGGTCAACCAGTCCCGTATCCGCCGCAAACTCCGCAAATTGCATCGCAAGGTCGCCCACGATCTGTATTACCTGTTCGAGGGCCGGTGCAAAAGCAGCCGCAACTTTGCTTTTCGCGGCTTCCATTTTTGCCTCGAACATTCCGAGCGAATCGCTGAGAGAGGCCAGCTTTTGTATGTCCTCGTCCTTCACGATGGGCGCTGCCGAGGCTACCCGTTCTATTGCCCTGCCGTATTTTTCAAGCATGGGGATAACGGCTTCTTCGCCGGTCGTTCCCAGCAGTTTTGAGGCTATTGCATTTCTATCGGTTGCGTCGGACATCTGTGCCAGAGCGCTGTATACCTCCGTAAAAAGCTGTGCCTGTGATTTCATCGTGCCGTCGGTGTTTGTCACCGATACGCCGAGGCGATCGAACATTTCCGCCGCTTCGCCGGAGCCGCTGGCGGCGTCCTGTGCTTTCTCGGCAAGGGCGGAAAGGTCTCCCTTGGCCTGATCCATCGAGTAACCCACGGACTGCATGACATAATCGAGCTGCTGATATGATTCGGTGGACATGCCAAGCTGAGATGAACCGCTCTCGATTTCTTTGGCCCATTCTGCCTGCTGCACCGTCAAGTCGATAAGTGCTTTTTCTACCACCACTATCGCGGCGGCTACCGCCGCAAACGTGCCTATCAGCGCCATGGATTGACCGTCTATCTTCACCATCCCGTCGAGGGTTCCCTTGATGTTGTCCGGCAGGCTTATTCCAAATTTGCTGCCCAGTTCGTCGAGCGCATCGCCCAGCCCCTTGCTGTTGTCCCCCGCATTATCAGCCCCATCGCCGTACTCTTCCAAGGCTTCCGTGTTGTTTTTCAGCTCTTTTTCGGCTTTTATGAGCGCCGTTTCGGTGTCGTTCACGGCCTTTTTCATGCGCATCGTGCGTTCGTCGGCCTCGCCATAGGCCGCGCCCACCTTCTTTAGCCACTCTTCTTGTAATTCCAGCTTGTCTTTCAGGTTCAATACGCTTTCGTCGAGGTTTTTGTTTTTTGCGTTCAACGCCTCGGCGGAATCGGCATTATCCTCAAACTGCGCCGCCAGCTTTTTTGATTCCGATTGCAGCACTTTCATGCCGTTATCTATGCTTTTCAGCGCTTCTTTATATTCTTTTTCTCCTTCGGCTGTAAATTTCGTTCTTATGGTCGGCATTTACGCACCTCCTAAAAATGCGGACAGGCTTTTAGTTTTTTCCTGCGTTATGCCCTGCATTTTTGCATATTCTTTGATTATTCTTGCTATCCTGTACGGCGTGGCCGTTTTCCAGAATTCCCTTTCACTCAGTCCGAATCGTATCACCCATACCGTAAGATACCACGCGAAATTTATGGGTTCGTCTTCCGCGTGGTTTTCGCGTTTTTTGGTTCCGCTTCCTCATCGCCGCGAAGCGCCGCTGCAGTCAGTTCCATCACGAGCGACGTTACGCCCGAAAGCTGTGAGGGCGGTATGAGCCGCCCCACTTGCTTCACGGTATAAGACTTGTCGGAGCCCTCGCTGTCAAGATAGTCGTTTATCATGGCAGTCAAAAAGCACAAGATTGTCTTTGTCGTAGCGCTCCTGAGCGCTTTTGATATATTGCCGTCAAACATTTCCTGCACGTCCGCCAGCACATTCATGTTGCAGCAGAGGGTCATTTCCTGTCCGTCAAAGGTGTATTTTGCGGTTTTCAGTCTTATATCCATGCCGTTCTCCTTTTATGACGCGCCGAAGCACTTGTTTATCCACGCTACCGCATCGCTTTCGCTTGCCAGTGTTGCAATCTCCATGATACTCTTGTCCTCGCTGTCATCTGCTAAAAACTCGCCCGTGGTCGTGGGAGTCTGGAAGGTGATGCTGTCGCCTTTTGTGGCGTATACATAGCCGGGTGCGCCAAAAAGCACCTTGTACACAAAGACGGCGGTATATTTGTCCGTGCCGTCAATAGCGTCCGGGGCGTAAAAGCCCATGCCGACATACTTCGCAATGTCCTTCGCAGTGGCTTTAAGGCTCTTTTGTGAGGTGTTCGTTCCTACGTTGCGCGTATTTTCGCTCATGCCAAAAAGCAGTTTCTGTGCCGCGTCGGTGATGTATTTCACTCCAACGCTGGCAGTGCCGCCTGTTATGAGTTTCTTGTACTCGGCAAGGCGGCTCTCGGCGTACAGTCTGCCCTCGGCAGCGGTCAGGTTCAGCTCCACGCTCATTGCGTCGCCCATGCTTACGGGCGTATCATAAGTGATGGTGCCGTCGGTATTTGTGTACTTGCCGATTTTTATTCCTCTGAGGTCAAAAGTAGGCATTTAATCCAATCCTTTCTGCTTAAAAAATAGGTTTACCTTTTGGTTCAAAATTTCCTCAAATTTCTTTACTGCGCGTTCCTCGGCTATTGTCCAGAAACGGGAACCGGGGTTGTTAGAGCGCCCATAGTTGCGGCTGAATGCCACTTGCCCATTGGACGCGCCGCTGTCGTTTTTCCCTGTGGGCTTTACCATAACATAGCGGGAGCCGTCCTTATCCTTGCCTTTTGATTTTTTGATAGAGCGTAGCAGAGAGCCGGTACGATATTCGCCATACTGATATATGGCCCGTTCGATTTCCTGTTTTGCATAGTCTGCGCCATCGTTCATCAGTTCGTCGTTTAGTTCGTCTATGCCGTCCCTTACGCCTTTTAGGGCCGCCTCCACCTCATCAAATCCGGAAAACTCAACGTTAGCCATATATCCCTCCTACGCCCACCGCGGTCATGGCAATGTGGTACAGTCCCGTGTCCGCTTCGTATATTTCCGCTTCCACGGCGCAGTTCCAGCCCGCCGCCGCAAATCTGGTCTTTATGTCCTCTATGGCAATTTCGAATGGCGGCGTGTCAGTGTAGTAGTCCACGGCATACATGACGCCGGTTTCTTTTTCCGTTCCCTCGGCGTACAGCGTCCCGATCTGTCCCATGCATTGGTATGTGACATAGGTGCGTTCGTTGCCCATATAGGGCGGGTGGCAGACGGTGTATTTGTCCTTGAGTATCTCCGCTATGGTCATGCCGTCACCACCCTTTGCGCCTTGATCTCGAGATATTCCCGGCGGTCTCCGACATTGTCTATGCTGATGATCTCGTAAGGCTCGGTGTCCTGCTCATGCCATATGCGGCACTCGACAGTCACAAGGGGCGAGTAGCGCATGGTTATGGTCACGGGCTGCCGCAAGTGCAGTTCTTCCGCCTGATATACCTCCGTACCGTGGGCATTCACCCACTTGCACCACACGGGGCCGGGGAAAACATTTTTAAAGTCTTCCGCGCTGAATCCGGCTTTGATGCTGTATTCCGGCGCTTTTATGGTGATTTTCGTTCGCATTTCGCCTGCTCCGGCTTTAATTGCCATCAAAACCACCAGCCTTTATATTGATTCAGCATCGCGCGAACCGCCATACCAATCTCCGCTGGTGTGCTCTGTGCCGTAGCCTCACGATTGGCATACCAATGACCTATGAGCAAAAGCATAGCTTGACGTACAAGGCACGGAACTTCCTCGTAGCCTGCGGTATATGTGATAGTTGCGCCGGGCTTATTCACCGTCACAGTCCCGTAATGCACATCTGCAGTATATTCTGCCGCTTCGCCGTTTACCGTAACGCTGTCCACGCTCATCACAGGGCCACGCGGGAGTGTCACAGTGCCGCTCACCTCCGGGTAAGCGGTTATGGACTGCTCCGCAAATGACTTCCCGCAATAGTTCTCGCAATATTCGCGGGCCGCGCTTATGAGAGGAGCTATTATATCCTTGTCCTCGCTGGTATCGCCGGGGTTATTCCGCAGATGCAGTTTTACCTCTTCGAGGCTTAGCGGTTCCACTGCTGGGGGTTGTCTTGTTATTACCATTGTCGGCCTCCATGGCTATGGCGTAACAGCCCCTGATGAGCTGCCGCGCCGTTGCCTCGTCTATGTCAATGATGGAGCCGGGCGGGGTTACTCCCTCCGGTCCGGCTGCTAAGGTCAACATTTTGATTTTCATCAGCTCGCCTTCATCTTCAGGCGGCTGAACGCCTCGCCTACTACGGGTGCGCCGTCGCCATAGTACTCGACAACGTAGCCTATCTCGTTGTTGACGGCGTACAGCTCGTTAAGCACCTGTATGTAGAGGCCGTCGCTGTCGCATACCCAATAGCCGGTTTTAAAGTCGCCGTATACTGCCACGTACTTGCCCGCGGCTACGGCGTTAGGCGCGTACTCGGACATATACACGGGAGCGCCCAGCAGCATATCAGGCTGTCCTGCCTGCACGGAGGGCTGCCATATATACTGGCCGTCGCTGTCCTTGAGCTTTGCGATCATCTTGCAGAGGTCGCGGTGCATTACCCAGGAGGCCCCGCGCATATACTGGCCCTTCACACCGTATTTGCACTCTATCAGGTCGTCGGTGGCCACGGCGGTGGCGGAAGCGGCGGTAACGTCGCGCCCGGTGGCTATGCCGCTGTCAGAGGCGGTAAAGATGCCCAAAGGCTGGTTAGTGCCCGTTCCGCTCATAAAGGCGTTTTCCTGCGCCGCCTCGATCTTGTACAATATGCGGTCAAGCACGGTCTGATCAGGGCTGGGCGCGTGGCGCATGAGGGTCTTGGATATCTTAATCAGTTTGGCAAGGCGCTGGGGCTTAAATTCGCGGCGGCCGAAGGCGATGGTCGCCTCTTCGGGGGCTGCCGCCACCTCGGTTGTCCATGCCACATCAGACGCATCGGTAGTCAGGCTGGGATACCCAAGGCTCTGTGCCTGACCTATGGGGCCCACAACGTTGCATATCTGGCGCATAAACATGTCATTTTTGAGCCCGGCTATGAGCTGGTTGACAAACTCCACGGGCGCGGTCAGATAACCGGCGGTAGCGTTTGTGCCAAGGGTCATGGTGGTGTTTTTGTACCTGGTTATGGACTCGGGATCGCCCTGCAGTGCACGGGCAAATACTTTAATGTGCTCGTCCTTCTTGTCGCCCAGCTTGTCGATTACTTCACCGGCGGCGCGTTCCCGCTCGAGCTGCTTCTGTTCGCGGATTATGTTGGCGTTGAGCGCGTCAAACTCCTTTTCGAGCCGGTTATAGGTCTCGGTGGATTCCGCGTCCATCACGCCGTCTTCAAATTTGTTCATTATTTCGCGCATCTGGGTTGCGACATTTGCGCGATCCTGCATCATTTCGTAGAGCTTTTTCATCGGTTACTTATACCTCCAAAATTTTTAGTTTAGTCGCTCTGAATCTCTTGCGCTGCTCCTGCAGTGCGGTGTTTATATCTGCTGCGGGCTGGATTGCTCCCCCGTTGTCAGGCTCCCTGTTTTCCGGCGGTTCCTTCGGCGCGTGCTTGTACAGCGCAAACCACTTTTCACTGTTTACACAAGCCGCGATCTTTTTATTCTCGATCAGTTCATCCACAAATCCCATGTCGAGCGCCTCGGCACCGCTCATCCATGTTTCTGCTGTCATAAGGGCGGTTATCTCGTCCTTCTCCTTGCCGGTGCGGGCGGCGTATATGTCCGCTATCTGGTCGTTGATACGGTCGAGCTCGTCGGCGGTCCTGCGTAAGTCCTCTGCCCCGCCGCTGGCGTATGTCCATGCATTATGTATCATCAACGTGGCGTTTTCGGGCATTTTGATGGTATCGCCCGCCATGGCAACCACTGATGCGGCGGAGGCGGCGAGGCCGTCTATATGCACGTTTTTTGCCGCCGGGTGGCGGTTGAGGATGTTGTACAGGCTAAATCCCGCAAAGATGTCCCCGCCGGGGCTGTTGATATACACATCAAGGGTGGATATATCCCCCAGCGCCGCCAATTCTTTTTGAAATTGCGCAGGGGTTATTTCGTCGCCCCACCATGACGTATCGCTGATTTCTCCGTACAAAAAAAGCTCACCGGCGTTGCCGAGAGCCTTAAATTCCCAAAATTTATTCATCTTTCAAGGGTGCTCCTTTCGCTTGTGCGCTTTTTGGCATGTTGTGCTTTGCGTTTTCCAGCGGCAGCATGTTGCCGTTGATAAAGTATATCCTTCCCAGCCCATCGGGTATGGGGTTCATATCCTCGAGCTCCCGTATGTCGTCCGCGTTCATCACACCATTCTGCCGCATTGTGTTGTAATAGCTCGTTCGGGTGGCGGTATCGCCGCGTAGCAGACTGTTTGTATTAAATTTAAAATAATACTTCGCCTGCTCCGCTTCGCTCAGAAGGTCGCGGAAAAGCGCCTGCTCTATACGCACGGACAAAGGATTTATGCAATCCCGAACGAATTCGGCGCTCTGCTGCTCAATATTCGAAAAGGTGGCTTTTTCCAGATCCATGCACATGTGCGGGGGTACGCCGAAAATGCGACATATCTCGGTTACAGCCCATTTGCGGCTATCAAGGAGCTGTGTCTTTGACATGTCCCTGTCCCACGGCTGCGCCGTGGAGCCGTTTTCCAAAAACATCCATTTTCCGGCGTTCTCCACGCCGCCGTAGTTGCTTTGGAAGTCCTTTTTGAAGCGCTCGTATGCCGTATCGGAGAGCTGCCCCGGATAGGTTATATAGCCGCCGGGGGAAGTACCGGAAAAGCCCCTTTGCGCGTATTGTGTCATGCTGTTATTCAGCCCCAGCACGCTTGCGGCTATGGTCATTGGGTCTTCCGGCGTGCGGTCGCCAAATCTAAAACCGGGGATAAAGACAAAATCGCCCTCCCGGAGCGTTTCTGTTATGCCGTCATAGGTGACGTATATATACTGTTCCCCGTTTTCCCGGTTGGTGTACACTTCCGAGCAGCAGGAGGTGGGCAGATTTTTGAGGTATCGCACAAAGCCGTATCTGTCCCGCACCATACGGAGATACCCGCCGCGAGTGAGCAGCATGTTTGCCACAAGCATCTGCATAAGCTCATACGCCGTGGTGGTGCGGTTGGGCAGCACATACAACAGTTTATACAGGGGATGGTCCCGTGCCTTTTGTTTGCCCTCCCCGGTATTTTCGTACATGTGCAGGGGCAACGCCGCCATGGTCTTGCTTATCAGGTCAACGCACCGGAATACCGCCGCGACCTGTAGCGCCCCCTCTGCGCTTATGGTGTAACCCTGCCCTGCAAGGTACATCTGCCATGCGCTATCATCGGATACAGAGGGCAGCGGTTTCACGTCCGCCGCCCGTATTTCGTAGGTTTTGCCAAAGAGTTTAATTTTCTTCACTTTTTACCTCACACTATTCTCAGGCCGCGGTGCTCGTATACGCTGCGCTTGGGTTCCAGTTTTACCGCCGCCGCCATCGCGTCTATCAGGGCGCACATCGGGTCTATCCGCTCTATGCTCCTGTTTTTCATGGGTTTTATGTTTTCATTGCCGTCCTGTGCCACCACCACATTCCCAAAGGCCCAGCGCCCGCAGGGGTTCCTCTCGTGCGTCATTTCGCCTTCGCGCAGGAGCCGCTCAAGCTCTTTCATTGCGGGCGACATGCCGCCCATGGTCTGCGGTATGGTGATTATCTTTTGTGCTGCAACCTCCTGCTGCATAAGCGGCCGCAGAGAATCTATGCGCCACTCGTCCGCCGCGATATATTTGACGTCATAATCCAACATGAGCTTGTCGAGATAGTTTGCGATATAAGCGTAATCCACGCAGTTTCCGGGGGTCGCGTGCATATGCCCCGCCTGCACCCATTTGCTAAAAGGCACATGATCCCGGTGCTCCCGTTCCCGCATGTTTTCCTCCGGTATCCATGCGTCCACAAAAAAACGCCACTCCGTTTCTTCTGGTAGCGGCGGGAAAAGTACCGCAACGGCGGTCAGGTCGGTAGTGCTGGATAGGTCTATACCCACATAGCAGGGCCGTCCCAGCATGTCGGATTTATGCCAGTCCCCGGCGGTATCGTCCCACAGAGTGACGGGCAGCCAACCGGTACGTTTAAGTGAGATCCATTGATTGAGCCGGAGCCACCGGAAGAGTTTCTCTGCCGCTGGGCTGTTTCGGGCCTTTATCGCCTCGCTGCGCACATTCTCAATTTTGATGGATACGCCCAGCGAGGGATTGGCTAAATACCAATTTGCCTCATCGTATATGTCCGCGTCCTCAGGGACGGTATAGATTTTGGCGTAAAACGCCGGATCTGTCAGTTCGCCGCTCAGTACTTTTGTCGCTATTTCGTGCTGCTCCCAGCCCACACTTTTGCGGTCGGGGTCGTCGCCTGCGGTGGTGATGCACCATATGAGCTGCTCATTTCGCGCAGCGCCCGTACCAAATGTCAGCACGTCCCACAAGTCCCGCTTGGGGTGGGCGTGTAGTTCGTCTATGATGACCACGGAGGGGTTAAGGCCGTGTTTGGTCGCCGCCTCTGCCGACAGCACTTTAAAGCGGCTGTGTGTGCGGAGATTCAGCATTTCCTTCGTGCTGTCTTTGATTTTGATTATCTTGGATAGCACTTTGCTTTGCTCCACCATGCTCTTTGCGGCGTTAAAAGCTATTGATGCCTGGTTCCTGTCTGCGGCGCCGCAGTATATCTCGCCGCCCGGTGCGTCCATGACCAGATGGTATAGGCTCAATGCCGCTATCAGTTCCGTCTTGCCGTTTTTCTTTGCGATCTCCAGATATGCCATGCGGTATTGCCGCACACCCTCGGCGGTCACGGTGCCGTATACCGAGTTTATAACCTCTATCTGCCACGGGAGCAATACAAAAGGTCTGCCGTAAAAATCGCCGGTATGTTTGAGTGCCTGTACGAACTCGATAACCTCAAGCGCCTTGCCCGTATTAACCACCGTACTTATTCAGGTACGCTGCCATCGGGTCGCTTTCTGCGGCCTTTTTGGCTGCCGCCACTCCCATCCGGGCACGGCCTACCGGCGACAAGCACAGCTGCTCGGCGTATTTTATGATATTCTGCCCCTCCCGGCGCATGATGGTGATATACGGGTTTTCCGTTGGCTTGCCGTCCGCCGCCCGGTATATAAGCGGGCCGTTTTGGTATTCCGCCTCGGCTTTTTGGTATATCGCCACACTCTCGCAGTAGGCAGCGAGGGCGGATATGTCCAGATCGTTAATTATCGGGGTGTCGAGCTGGCGGTAGAGTTTCACTACCCTTTTCCATTCCTTCTTCGCCTCCGGGGACAGGCTTTTGGGTGGTTTTAATTTGTCGGAGCAGCCGGTAGGTTCGCCATTCTCCCGGTTTTCTATTGTGTCTTTGGTATGCCGGTTTTTGCCGTTATCGACGAGCTTTAACGGCCTCGGCTTTCTCCCTGTCGGCATAGGCTCCTCCTTTCTAAGTTTTGATTAACCTTATGTACTCCGCCCTTTCTCTCAATAGACGTTTTAGGTGTTTCTGCGCGTCGCGCCGGGTAAAGCCCGTGGTGGAGCGTATGAGCTCGCGGGCATCTTTGATTTTCTGGTCGTGCTCAATTAATGCATTCTGCTTTACCACCAGTGAGCGCCTCCCATCTGTCGATTATTACGTCGCAATATTTTGGGTCAAGCTCCATCAGGTAGGCCGTCCTGCCGTTTTGCTCGCAGGCTATCAAAGTGGTGCCGGAGCCGCCGAATAGATCAAGTACGCAATCCCCGCCCTTGGTGTTGTTCTGTATCTGGTAGTCAAATAGTTTTACAGGCTTCATCGTGGGGTGCTCTTTGCTTCGCGTAGGGCGATCAAAATTCAGCACGGTGGTCTGTTTTCGGTCGCTGGCCCACAGGTGGCCCGCGCCCTCCTTCCATCCGTAGAGACAAGGCTCGTGTTTCCACTGGTAGTCCTGTCGTCCCATGACCATACTGTTTTTGTTCCAGATAAGGCACTGCCGTACTTCCAGTCCAGCAGCCTTGCAAGCGGCCCGGAAGTTCAGCCCTTCTGAATCTGCATGCCAGATGTAAAATACCGCGCCGGGCTTCATTGCCTCGTAGGCTGCCATAAAGGCGTCGGTCAAAAAGGCCCGGAATTGTTCATCGTTTTGTTTGTCGTTGACTATGGTGAGCGCATCCTTGGTCTTACCTGTGTACTCCACGTTGTACGGGGGATCTGTAAGCAGCATGTCCATTTGTACCCCCCCCGCTAACGCCTGTACGCATTTTACGGACGTGCTATCCCCACACATGAGGCGGTGCCGCCCCAGTTGATATATCTCGCCAGGCTTGGTGCGGGGTTCTGCAGGTACGGTTATTTCGTAATCGTCCTCTGTTACCTCGGCCTTTCCCTTCGGCAGCTCGAATCCAAAGAGTGTCATGTCAAACTCCTGCAGGTCATCCAGTTCCAACGGCAGCAGTTCCATATCCCACTCTGCCAGCTCGGCGGTTTTGTTATCCGCGAGGCGGTAAGCTTTTATCTGTTCCGGTGTGAGGTCGTCGGCTACTATGCAGGGGACGGTTTTAATCCCCAACTTCTTGGCGGCTTTGAGCCGCGTGTGTCCACAGACCACCACACTTCCGCCGTCTATGACTATCGGCTGCTTAAAACCAAATTGTTTTATGCTCTCCGCTACCGCGCTCACGGCCTTGTCGTTGCGGCGCGGGTTATTGGCGTAGGGGATTATTTCGTCAACAGATTTTAAAATAATTTTTGTATCCATATAGCCCTCAAATCTTGTATTTGCCTATGATTTTTTTGTGCCCCTTGACGCTGTTGCAATGTATGCAGGCGGGCTGGTGATTGGTGGTATCCCAAAAGCGCGGGTCGCCCGGCCCGTCAGGCGGGTCTATGTGATCCACGCACCGCGCCACCATAGTGCAGCCATCATCCAGCCGCAGGGCGCAGAGTTGATGTTCCGGGGCCGACAAATACCAGCGGGAGTATTTGCTCCATCGGGTATCATATCCGCGCTGCCGGGAGCTGCCCCGCCGCTCGTCCTGGGCGTGTATCTGCTCCTGCTGCCGCAGTTCGCCCGCCGTCCGGTGCTCATCGCAGTATCGTCCGGCGGTCAGCGCATTACATCCAGGGTACTGGCAAAAATGTAGGGCTCGGCTTGCCATATTGCCGCTCATCTCCCTCAAAATGCTAAAGGGCCGCTCTTCGCAGCCCTTTTGATGGTATTATTATAGCACATAAAGAGTGTGGGAAAGTGTTGGATTTCGCGCCTTATTTTTTATGGTGTTTATTTAAACTTTAATTTTGTATTGACTTTATATAAATTCAATGCTATAATATAGACATAACAAGAGAGGAGCACAGAGCAATGACTAAGACTTACGCATGGACTACCGCCAAGGGCGCGGAGATTGTAGCCACTATCACAACCAAGCATATCACCCGCGAGACGGTTGATGCCGACGGGTTTAAGGTTGAGGTTAATTGCAGCCGCTACGATTACAGCGTCGATGCTATGACGGTCAACGGCAAGCCCACCGGCCTTAAGGAGCTTTGGACGGAGCGGGGCGTTAATTGCATACTGATCGCTTACCAAGGCAAGAACCGCATACTGGTGGCAATACCTGACGATATTGCCGCCGAGATATACGGCGAGGAGCGCGCCGAGGCGGCCGCAAAGCTGGAACGCAGCATGGCGGCAGAGGCCGCCTACAATGCGCACCGCGAGATGATGCGTAGGGCAATGGACGACTAACAGAGACGCAGGATAACGCCGGAGGGCGGCGGCTAAACCGCCCTACAAGAAAGGAGATAAAAATGGATAAGGCTGAATTGATGGAAATCGCGCAGAGGTACAACATGGAGTTTGTGCGTAACGAGATCACCCGCGAGGGCTGCGGCGTATACGGCACATTTGCTGCTGCGGTCCCCGAGCTGGACAAACTGGTAGACGATAACGACCCGCCAGTGGTGGGGCGGCGCACGTATGATGCAGACAGTGTAACATATACAATATTCTGCCCCCGTGCATGGATCGACCTCTGGGGCTGGTGTTAGGAGGGCATGGCTATGACGGACACAGCTGTTAAGGCGTTGGGGTATGTATACGGTATTATGGCAGCACAACTGCCAAACATAGTTGGTACGCCCCATCGGGTGCAAATGGCAAATCAGTGGCCGCTGCGAGGGCTCGGTGAGGGCATGCGGTACATGATTACCAACCGCAGGCTCACGCCGGAGATAGACCGGGCCATCAGGGACGCGTTAGATGGCGTAGATGATATGGACGAGGATATGCAGGCGTTACCCATTGTGCAACAGGGCGTGTGGGAGCTCGCATACATGCAGGGCCGTTGTGCTCCGATACTAAGTGATGGCAAGAAAGGGCAAAAAGAATGAAAAACATTGATAAAGATTTGTTTGTCATTATGATTAATGACTGGATGGCTGATAACGCGGACGAGATGCGCGACCTGGTTATCGACGAGCCGTACCAGACCGCCGAGGGCGAGTGGGTTGCAGATGCCCACGATCAAAAATGCGCTTATCTTTTAACTGCTGATAACGATGGTAATATCGCGATTGTTTACAACGGAGAGATAGTCGGCTCGGTGGATAAGCACAAATAACCATAAGACACCCCGCCCCGGAGGTCACGAGGGAAGGAAGGATACAAAAAAATGAAAAAGATAATTGATAACAAGGTGTATGACACCAACACCGCGACGCTTATCGGCAGCAAGGACAACGGCATCAGCCCCGCGTCTTTCGCCTATTGCCGCGAGAGTCTCTACCGCAAGCGCACCGGGGAGTATTTTAAGCACGGCGAGGGCGGCGCAAACTCTAAATATGCCGTGTGGAGCCACGGTATGTTGTGTGATGGCGAGCGCATAATATTGCTCACCTACGACGAGGCAAAGCAATGGGCCGAGGACAACCTTGACGCGGATACCTACGAGGCCGAGTTTGGCGAGGTTGTCGAGGACAACAGCCGGTTATGCGTATCGCTCAGCCTGTCGGCGGCAGGGGTAGAGCGGGCACGGCGGGCAGCTTCCGCTCGCGGGGTTACGCTGTCGGCGTTGGTTGACGAGTATTTCGCCGGGCTGTAAAAATCAGCAAAGCAAAGGGCCGTACAATGAGCGGCCCCGTTTTTTTATGCTGTTATACTGCTATCCTGCCTATCAGCCTGTCTACGCCCTGTCTCTCGAGGGTTTTTGCCCAATCTACCGACACGTGCATCTGCTGCGCTATGTGCTCCCAGTAGCCTTTTTTTGCCACACCGTATTTGACGTATCTCAGCCTTATTGCCTCGTATTCGAGCGGCGGTAGGCACATCACCTCGAATTCTATCATCCCCGCCCAGTGGTCAAGCTTCTGCAATTCACCTTCCAGCCGTTTCTTTCGTTTTCGCAGGCGCTTTATCTCCCGTGAGGCTTTGGCAGCCGTCGCCGGGGTGCTGTCCGGCAGCCCGGAGCCGCGAGGCATTCCCGTAAGCTGCCGCGGGCGGAGGTCATACTGCGCTTCGATTTCTTCGTCTACGCCGATGAGTGCCTGTTCCTTCTCCGTCCTCGTGCGCTCCGCGTTGCCCCAGTACATCAGCAGCCGTCGCACCGCCGCTCGCTCATCCCGTCTTTCCATCGCTGCTTTTTTCGGGCTCAATTTTCTTCCCTCCTTTTTGTGTCAAAAATCGCTGTTTTTGATATCGTTTTTGCGTATCTTTTCGGAGGCCGGTTTCCCGCCGCCGTTTATTTGTAGTTTTTCCTTTTCTGGCCGCCCCGGTGCCGCTCTTTTCTGGGGATCCTCAAAAATCGAAAAATTTTCTTTCCGACGGGCCGCCCC